GGTCTTGTGGGAATTGTACATCATAAATTTGCTGAGGGGCGGGCGGCTGTGATGTGATTTGGAGGTGAGATATTTGACTGAAAAACAGAAACGTTTCTGTGATGAATATTTGATAGATTTGAATGGGACTCGAGCATATAAGAACGCTTATCCCAATGTAAAAAATAATGATTCGGCGGCTGTAAATGCTTCTAAACTGCTAAGAAATACTAAGATTAAAGCATATATTAGTGAGCAAATTGAGAAGCTGCACAACGAAAAGACAGCAGATGCGCAGGAGGTTGTAGAGTATCTCACGTCAGTAATGCGGGGTAAAAGTAAAGCGGAGGTGCTTGTTGTTGAGGGACGGGGAGATGGCTTTTCGAAGACGAAGCACATTGAAAAATCTCCTGATGAAAAAGAACGTTTAAAAGCGGCAGAGTTGCTTGGTAAGTATTACACACTGTTTACAGAACGAACGCAGGTTGATGGAATAGCGCAGGTTCAGATTTTAGACAATATTCCAAAGGGTGATGATAGTGGTTAGTTTGACAGACCTTATCGCGCCTTCTTTTTATGCTCTTCACCATGATATTAAGCGAGGCGGGCATACACACTACTGGCTAAAGGGCGGCAGAGGAAGCACAAAATCTTCTTTTATCAGCGTGGAAATTGTGCTTGGTATAATGAGTAATCCGAGTGCTAATGCCGTTGTAGTTCGCAAGGTGGGACTTTATCTTAAAGACAGTGTATATGAACAGCTTGTGTGGGCGATAGAAAAACTCGGAGTATCACACCTTTGGCAATTCAAGCTGTCGCCGCTTGAACTGATATATCTTCCGACAGGGCAGCGGATATTATTCAGGGGAGCAGATAAGCCCAAGAAACTGAAATCTACCAAGGTGCACAGAGGATATATTCGTTATATTTGGTATGAGGAAGTGGACGAATTTGGAGGCATGGAAGAGATACGTACGATTAATCAGTCACTTATGCGCGGAGGTGAAATGTATAATGTATTTTACTCTTACAACCCTCCGCAAAGTCAACGGAATTGGGTAAATGAAGAGGTATTGACAACGCGAAGCGACAGAGTGATACACCACAGCACATATTTAAGCGTTCCTCCTCAGTGGCTCGGCGAACAGTTTATTTTGGAGGCGGAGCATTTAAAGAAGACGAAACCGAGTAATTATAACCACGAGTATTTGGGAGAGGTTACCGGAACGGGCGGCGAGGTGTTTACAAACCTTGATGTTCGCGAGATAAGCGAAGAAGAGATTGCGGTTTTTGACCGGATCAGGCGGGGAATTGACTTTGGGTATGCGGTTGACCCGTTTGCGTATCTCGTCTGCCACTATGACAAGACACGGAAGCGGCTGTACCTCATGGATGAAATATACAAAGTCGGCTTGTCAAATCGTGCGGCGGCGGAGTTGATCCAAGGGTGCGAGGTGTATGACGGTTACATTGTCTGCGACAGCGCGGAACCTAAAAGCATAGCGGAGTTAAGAGGATATGGCCTTAAAGTACGCGGAGCAAAGAAAGGGCCCGATAGTATTGAGTATGGTATTAAGTTCCTGCAGTCGCTTGAAGTAATAATTATCGACCCTGTGCGGTGTCCGCATGCTGCCAACGAGTTTTATAACTACGAGCTTGAACGTGACAGCAGAGGTGAGTTTAAAGCTTCTTACCCTGACAAGGATAACCACACAATTGACGCGGTTAGGTATGCGCTGGAAGATGATATGAGTAACAGAGGTATTGAGATAAGAAGCAGGAAGGAGCTGGGTATATGATAGTTGACGCTGAGACGGTAAAAGAGGTTGACGGAAGAATATTGGGAAAGCTGATTAATAAACGTGCTGAAGATACGGCACGGCTTATCAAGCTTAAAGATTATTATTTGGGAAAACATGATGTGCTTTATCGAAGACCTAAAGGCAAAGGCTTGCCGAACAACAAAACGGTATGTAACCATGCGAAGTACATAGTTGATATGACACAAGGTTATTTGCTCGGCGCGCCTATTGCGTACAGTGCGGCAGACGGTATTGATATCGAACCGTTAAAGAACGCATATTTTGAAAGCGAGATACAAAATACAGACAGCCGGATTGTACGGGATATGTCTATTTACGGACATTCATATGAGTTGGTTTATGCGAACGAAGATTCCAAACCGAAGTCTGCTGTGCTTGAACCGCGGCAGGCGTTTATTGTTTATGATGATACTGTAGAGCAAAGAAAACTGTTCGGTGTGCATTACTACACGATAACAGATATAGACGGTCTGGAAGTGGGTAAAGTCGCTAATGTTTATACAGAAAACGAGGTTATAAAATACCGAAGCACAGGGGGAGGGAGCGTTTATGAAGAAATAGAGAGGACGGCGCATTCATTTGGCAGGGTGCCGATGATTGAGTATATCAACAATGAAGACAAGCAGGGCGATTTTGAACAGCTTATCGGTCTTATAGACGCATACAACACGCTGATGAGTGACCGCGTTAATGATAAGGAGCAGTTTGTAGACGCTATATTGTTCCTTAAAAACGTAGAGGTTGACAGCGAAAAAGCCAAAGAATTATTGACTGAAAAAATAATGATGTCTTTCACGCCGGACGCGGAAGCAAAATATTTACAAAAGGTTCTAAACGAGACTGATGTAGAGATACTGAGGAATAATATCAAGGACGATTTACATAAATTTTCATTAACGCCCGACCTCACAGACGAGAATTTCGGCAATAACCTTTCCGGCGTTGCTATAAGATACAAGCTTTTGGGGTTTGAACAGCATGTTAAGAATAAGGAACGGTTTTTAGTTCTTGGACTTAAAGAAAGATTTGACCTATATGTCCATTATTTATCTTTACTAAGCCGTATGAGTGTAGTAAGTTCGGGAGATGTTGACTTTATCTTCAATCGAAATCTTCCTGAGAATAATTTGGAGCTGGCACAGACGATTAATTATCTGCGCGGTCTTGTATCTGATGAAACACTGCTTGAGCAGCTTGATTTTGTGTCCGATTCAGCGGAAGAAATGGAGCTTGTGGAAAAGCAGGAGGAAAGCCGCGTAGAGCGCGAGATAAAGCGCGAGGAACTTTACAGAAAGAGCACGGGCGCGGATTATACAGCGCTTGAAGATTTAACTGATGAGAAGTGCTGATTATTGGCTGAGAGTTGCGCTAATGCGCGAACTTGATGCACACAACCGCGGAGCATACACAATACAAGAGCTTAGGCGTATGTATGACAGTATCATAAAAGATATCGACAAAGAAATAAAAAAGATATTCAACACATACAAAAATGGTGTACAAATCACAGCCGAGGAAGCCGAACAGCTTATTAATAAAGCGGCGCAGAACCAAATAGCAGATAGGCTGTCTGAAATATTAAAAGACACGGAAGATCCAAAACAGCGGCTTGAACTTATGCGCAAGATACACGCGCAGGCATACGGGGCAAGAATTAGCCGTTTAGAAGCGGTTAAGCTTAATGTATATGCTTATTTCAAAGAAAAGGCACTAACGGAGATAGAGAAAACTAAGACTTTATACAACACGGTAATAGAAGAAAGCTATTACAGAACCGTACACGATGTAGCAAAAGGCTGTAACGTTGGAATAAACTTTTCTCTTATCCCTGAACGTGCAGTTAATGAAATGCTTGAGAGTAAGTGGCATGGCGAACAATTTAGCGATAGAGTGTGGAATAACACGGCAAAGGTCGCTGAACAGTCGCAGAAGATAATTACAGAAGGGCTAATGAGCCATGCGGGATATACGCAAATGGCTGCCCGGCTTGCTGAGATAATGGAAACATCAAAGTATAACGCGCAAAGGCTGGTTAATACGCAGGTCAGTTATTTCATGAACATGGCTGAATTGAGGGCTTATGAAGAATTAGGAATAGAACAATACAAATATCTTGCAACGCTTGATGAGAGGACGTGCGAAAGTTGTTCGCCGCTTGATAATAAGATATTTAAAGTCAGTGAGGCGGTAGGTGGTGTAAATTATCCGCCTATGCACCCGCATTGCAGATGTACAACAACAATGCCGACAGACTATGCAAGACGCTGGGCGCGCGACCCTCTGACAGGCAAGGGATATAAAATAAAGGGTATGAGTTACAATGAATGGATTGAGAGCCTGACAGACAAGCAAAAAGAGGCGTTTGACAAACATGTTGTTATGTATAGAAACCGAGGCGGCGACAAGAAACAATATGTGAGATATACTGAGGTGTTGGGAAAGAAGAATGTCCCTAAAACATTTGACGAATTCCAAAATATAAAGTATAATTATACCAATCAATGGGACGACTTAAAATATTATGCTCGTAATATCAATGGAAGACCGATTGAATATGTAAAGATAGACAGAGAACTTGAAAAGGCTGGTATTAAAAACAAGGGGAAAGCATATCCGGTAGAAGACATTAAAATTAACGGCTGGCGAGTTCATGCAGAAAACAGAATTAAACAAAGCGGAATTTCAAAAGCTGAGGCACTTACATATAAAAAGAACGCTATAGCAATAATGAAAAGGTACCCGGAACCAAATACTTTGTGTGATTATTATAGTAGCAGTGGCGTAATAGGTGTTAAGTCTTATAGTGGAATAGTTCAGACTGTTATTAGTAAAGATAGAATGATGAACGATACACTTGTAGTTATAGAGGTGATGAAAAAATGGCTGAAATAGTAGATGACGTTAATTGTCCAATGTTGAATAAAGTAATAGAACTAGGTTATTGTGTTGAATTGCAGTGGATTGTTGACGGCGGAGTAAAACCAACAAAGGATGAAAAGTTTTTAACCCAAAAGCATTATGAAATTTGCAGAAATTGTAAAAAGAGAATAGACCCTAGCTTATAGTAGTGGTTCACAAGATATTATAAGTTAATGTTATTATGAAATATAATGAGGTGATTGAAATGAAAGCGGTAAAAAGTAAAAATAACAGTAATAATCTGGTAATACCTAACTTTAAAAGAGAAGCGGAAGAACCTGTCTTTGAGAAAATAAAAGCGGAATTTATAAAAAATCCGAAAATAACGGTTGAACGAGAAATTAACGGACCTTTTCAAGATATAATTGAATCTAAATGTAATGATGATGAAGTAACCTTATGTTATGATTATCAATTCGGGCTGTGTCCTATTAGATGTACTGAAAACAATGTTGATATAATTATGAATATTATAAATGACGTTATGGATTAGCACCTTTGCAAATGCAGGGTGCTTTTATTATACCAAAAATGAGGTGATGACATGAGGTCAAGAGACCCAACAAATTAATTAAAATAAAGATGATGAGCGGAGACGCTCTTTTTTTATACCCAAAATTGAAAGGAGGATTTTAAATGGCAGAAAATGCAAAACAGACAGGCGGCGCTATGGTAACACCCCAAACAGGACAAAATGTTGCAGACCTGGCAACGCCGACCGGACCTACAGCGCCGGCCGCAGGGACGGCTGTCAACGCGGGCGGCACCGATGACGTTCAATCCAAAATTGATGAAGCGTTAAAGGCGGCGCGCAAGAAGTGGGATGCAGAGCTTGAAACAAGGTTGTCGGAAGCAATAAGCGAAAGTGAACGTCTTGCCAAGCTGAACGCGGACGAACGAGCAGAAGCCGAGCGGCAAAAGGAACAGGAAAAATTTGAGAAAGAACGCGCGAAATATGAGCGTGAAAAGCTTGAATTTGAAACGGGTAAATCACTTATGGACAAAGGACTTTCGCCTCAATTCGCTTCATTTTTGGCGCAGGACAACGCCGAAACCACAAAGGCGAATATAGACGCGTTTGAAAAGGCGTTTAACGAAGAGGTGCAAGCTGCGGTTGTCGATAAGCTGAAAGGAACTGTCCCAAAGGCGGGGACAGACAAAGCCGCTGCAATAACGCAAGAGGCTTTTAACAAAATGAGTTATACAGAGCGCGTCAAGCTGTATAACGAGGACAAAGAAACTTATGAAAAATTAACAGGAGGTAATCAATAATGGCAACAGGAACAACGAAGCTTGAAAACATGGTAAATCCCGAGGTTATGGCGCCTATGGTATCGGCAAAGCTTGAGGCGGCTATGAAGTTTGCCCCGCTTGCGACCATTGACAGAACATTGCAGGGAAAGCCGGGCGACACCGTCACGCTTCCAAAGTATGCGTACATAGGCGACGCGGAGGACGTGGGCGAGGGCGAGGCTATTCCGATTGAGAAAATGGCGACATCGACCACAAAGGTAAGCGTTAAAAAGGCAGGCAAGGGCGTTGAGCTTACGGACGAGTCCGTTCTAAGCGGCTACGGCGACCCTATGGGCGAGGCGGTAAATCAGCTTGGGTTGTCAATAGCAAACAAGCTTGACAATGATGTGCTTGCTGTGCTTGATAATATTATATCCGCTATGACAGTCGGAGACGGCACGGCAACGCTGACTTCAAACTTTATAGCGGACGCACTCGTTAAATTCGGAGAGGACATAGACGGTGAAAAGGTTCTGCTTATCGCTCCGGCACAGTTGGCGGAACTTAGAAAATCCGAGGACTGGATTAAAGCGACCGATATCGGCGCGGATATTATAATTAAGGGCACGGTCGGCATGATACACGGCTGTCAAGTTGTGCTTTCCAACAAGATTAAGGCGGAGAACGGCGCTTATACGAACTATATCGTTAAGCCCGGTGCGCTTGCGATTTACCTAAAGCGCGATACCGAGATTGAAAATGACAGAGATATTGTTAATAAAACCACGGTTATCACAGCCGACAAGCACTATACAACGCACATCGCGGACGACGCCAAGGCCATCAAGATTAGCGCAAAGGAGTAATATCCTATGGGAATGTTATTAAGCAGACACAGGAAAGCAAGAAAAGCCGTATCTGACGATAAGCCGAAGGCGGAGGTGAGAACCAATGTTAAACAAAGCAAACGCGCTAGAAACCGCAAAAATGCTTCTAGGGATAGAGGGGGACTGCAGGGATAACCTGCTGTCCTTTTTAATTGAGGATAACATAAATCTGATTTTAAACTACTGCAGAATAACAGATTTTCCGCAAGAGCTTGAAAGCCTTTTGCCGGTTATGACCGCCGACCGATATAGGCGCGCAAGCTATGGGCAGGAAATAGCAGACAAGGTTGTGAAGTCGGAAACACAGGGCTCTGTAAGCAAAAGCTATGAGGACAGTACGGCGAACGACAGTCATTTTCTCAATAATTACCGCGAGAGATTAAAGCCGTTTATTAATCGTAAAGGGAGGGTTCCGAGTGATTTTGATGAACCTGAAAAAAACGATTGAGGTATACAGCGGCACTGAACTTAAAGCTGAAATAACAGCAGATATTCAACCATACAGCGGAGGTCTAGCACAGGAAGAATACGGACTTGAAATTGAGACTGTAAAGCGTATTTACTGCGAGCCTTGTACATTTCTTGAAGAAGGCGCAAGGGTCGCTTTGAAAGGTGAAAATTTAAGCTATACAGTAAAGTATGCCGAACATTGGGACGATTACACAATGGCTCTTTTAAACAAGCTGCCAACAGCCGTAAAAGATGAGAGCGTTAACGTTAACACGGGAGAGAATGGTGCAAGTGATATATACGGGGGTGGTTTTTATTGATTGATTTAATTCCACAAGTGAAAAAACTGCTTGAAGGCACAGGAATAACGATTAAATATGGCACGGAGTTTCATTTTAACACCGTGCCTGTTATCACTTTTAGGAAAGTGACAACGGACGAGGGCTTTCACACCGATAACGCCGAGCAGTCACAAGTAAGCAAGTTTGCAGTGGATATTTGGAGTAATTCACCCGTGCAGTTATCCAATATAGGCGTTAAGGTCAATGAGATAATGCAGTCGGACGGCTGGACAAGGACATACGATTACGATGTGCCCCGGCAAAGCCCTGATGAATTATATCATCTGTCGCAGAGATATAAAAAAGAAGTATTTTTTTAAAATGAGGGGTGACAATGGGAATCAATATTGAAATTGGCGGACTTGATAATATATTGGGTAATTTAGAAAACATATCGTCTAAGCTTGACGGCGCTGTACAAAACGGGGTGGCAAAGGGCGGCAAAGCTATACAAGCCCAGTGCAAAGGCGAGTGTCCTGTTGGTGATACAGGGCACTTGAGAAACAGCATTGTAGAAGAAACAATAGGCGGAGACGGAAAATATACATCTGAGATAGGACCCACGGCTGATTATGGTATATATGTTGAACTGGGTACAGGTATTTACGCCGGAGGACGACAAACGCCGTGGAGGTACCAGGACAGCAAAGGACAATGGCACACGACCAGGGGGCAAAGGCCCCATCCGTACATGGAACCAGGTTTTGAAGCCGGGAAAGATGAAGCGGTTGAAATATTAACCAACGAAGTACAAAAAGCAATAAATTAATTTTAGGAGGTCATTAATTATGGCAGTAAAAGAAATAAATAAACCACATTCAAAAATTGGTGTATCAAATTATACCTTTTTTCCTATAACAGCTGATGATATGGCAACAGGGAAGACTACATACGGCGAGGCGGTGACCTTGCCAGGCACGGTTGAAATCGCTCCAACAGATTCAGGTTCTACCTCAACATTTGACGCGGACAACGGAGCGTATGAAGTAGATTCATACGTTGAAAAAATGGGTCATGAAATTACAAACGCTGATATACCGCCCGAGGTTGACGCAATGTGGAGAGGTGCGGAACTTGTAGACAACGGCGTGGAGTTCAATAAAGACACAGCGGCAAAGGCTGAATATTTTGCTGTGGCTTGGGTGATTGAAAAAGCCAACGGTGTAAAACGTTTGGTTAGGTACTATAAGGGCAAATATGGTTTTGCCTCAAATATTGGAGGCAAGACAAAAGCTTCTGAGGGCGCGCCCGAACATCAGACAGCCAAAGCCACATTTTCAGCCGTATTCCGTGATTCTGACGGTAAGGGATATTACTATATAGATACAGACAATCTGCCTGATGGAGTGACGGAAGAACAGGCTGTAGAAAACTGGTTCACAGACCCGAACTGGTATCCGTCAACAACACCGGAACAGGGGGTTTAGTCCATGGCAAAAGACATAGAAAATATATTGACTATAAAGATTAACGGCAAAGAAGTTCAATCAAGGCCGTTTGCTTTTGAGGATTACGCAGATATGCAGGACAAGCATTTAAGAGGGCATTCAGGCGCTTGCAAGTTGTGTTATGGTGTACTAATAAGCATGTTTAAAGGCACAGCGGCTAATAAAGAATACATTGACACAATGTCCATCGCAGAAAAAGATATGTTGTGTCGGAAATTGCTTGACATTTACCTCAATACAATAAGCGAAGTAAACGAACTTATAAAAAACCAGTAAAGTCGGACAGTGACGAAACTTTTAATCTTAATGATATATATGGAGTAATGTATAAGTCAAAAGGGATACTGCCCGACGAGCTTGCAAGACAAAATCCGGTTAAATTAATGGAAATGTTAATTTCACTAAACGAAGACGAGGAGGAAAACTCTGTCACAAATTTGCCTCCCAGTCTCGGCTGGATGAATGGATTATAAAATTATATTGTGCAGTTTTAGGACTGCACAAAGCAAAAAGCATTTTAAACAGTGTTTTTTGCTTTGTGATTGGCACCCTTTAGGGGTGCTTTTTTGTTGCGGAAAGAAAGGCGGGATTATATGAGCGGAAATTTAGGGGAATTAACTGTAAAATTTACGGGTGACGCGTCGTCATTAAGCTCCACTATATCAAAGGTGCAGTCAGAATTATCCGGTATGAATGCAATGTCGCAAAAAGGCGTAAAAAGCATTGCAGAGCAGACCCGGCAAATGGGCGGATATGATAAGATAGTCGCAAAGTCGGCCGAAAGCCTAAAGCAAAAGCGAAGTATATTAGCTGAAACGGAAAAAGCGTATAAGCAAAATACTAAACAGCTGAACGAAAATATAAAAGGGCTAAACGGTCAGAAATCGGCTATAGGCAGTCTTATGACTTCAAAAAAAGCTGAGATTCAGGCCTTAGAATCTGCCAATGCAGGACTGAATAAAAATAGTCAGGCGTATAAGGATAATGTTAAGGCAATCCAGTGGACACAGAATGAATATAAAGGATTACAGAAACAGCACGATGAAGTATCAAAATCAATTCTGAGCAATGAAAGCGCATTAAACAGAGAAAGCGCGGCGTATAATTCTGCAAAATCGGCTGTAGCTAACGCAAGTCAGCAATATAAGACACTGGCTCAGAATCAAAAAGCTATTGTAGGTATGGAAAAGGCTTTAAATCTACAAGATGTTGGGGAAAGTTGGCAAAAAGCAGGACAGAGCATTGACGCAATAACTAAGCCTATTCAGCTTGCAAGTGTTGCCCTTGCGGCCGGGGGTGTAGCTTCTGCTAAATTCGCGATAGATTTTGAAGATAATTTTGCAAATGTAAAAAAGACTGTAGATGGAACAGAGCCGCAGCTTGAGAAAGTAAGACAAGGTATTATAGATTTGACAACGACCGGAATAGACGGCAGAAACGCCATACCGCAAACGACGGCACAGTTGACAGAACTTGCGGCAACCGGCGGACAATTGGGAATTGCTACTGATGAAATAGTTAATTTTACTGAAACTATGGCTCAAATGAATACCGCTACTAATTTGAACGGTGCAGAGGGTGCGGCAATTCTTGCAAAATTTATGAATGTAACCGGTACTGAACAGAGAGAAGTAAGAAACTTGGGCAGTGCTATTGTGGATTTGGGAAACCATTCTGCGACAACAGAGGCAGATATTGCGAGCATGGCTCTTAGACTTGGCAGAACCGGAACTGTTGTCGGTATATCGGCGCAGGACGTATTAGGTTACTCAACAGCGTTGTCGTCTTTGGGAATTGATGCTGAAGCAGGAGGCAGCGCAGTGTCCCGTACGTGGACTAAACTTCAAAACGCGGTTTCACAAGGCGGCGAAGATTTAGACAATTTTTCTAAAATATCAGGTATGTCAGCCGATGAATTTAAGCAGGCATGGGCAGAAAGTCCAAGCAGTGCATTTAATTCCTTTGTAAAAGGTCTGTCACAATCCGAGGATATAATATCCGATTTGCAAAACGTAGGCATAAACGACGTTAGGGAAGGCGACGCAATGAAAGCTCTTGCAACCGGATATGACAAGATGGTTTCAGCACTGCAAAGGGCAAACACTGCATGGGAAGATGGAACAGCGCTCCAAAATGAGTTTGACGCCAAAGCAGAGACAACAGCAAGCCAAATACAAGTTACTAAAAATAATTTGGTTGAAGCCGCACGCGGTATTGGGGAAACATTTTTACCGACAATCAAGAATGTATCCGGCGGAATAAAAGATTTTGCTCAGGATATTGCTAATATGGATGATGACAGTAAGCAAGGACTTATTAATATCGGCACCGGGCTTATTGGTATGGGTGCAGGCGCAAAAGTAATAGCCGGGACTGCAAAGGGAGTAGGTAATTTTGTTGAAACTTTGGGGAAATTAGGAGTTGCGGCACCAACATTAGCTAGTATGGGACCTGTAGCCCTAGCGGCAGCTGGTGGAATTTTGGCTGTTGGTGCGGCGGCTGTAGTTGGTGTAAAAGCTTATCAAGAATATCATGACGCCCAACTCGACGTTGTAAAGGCTACCGACGAACAAATTCAGGCTACTAAAAAGAGTTTAGATACATATACAAAGATACAGGGGTGGAAGTCGGAAGCACAGCAGCTTGAAACTACAATAAAAACTTCTACTGATACGGAAGAGGTAGACAGAGCAAAAAAGAAACTTGAAGAACTAAAAGCCCAGGTTGAGCAAGAATATAATATAACATTAACTGCAAATGATGGTGATTTAAATAAAACACTAGAAAAGTTAGGTAATAGGGCTACAAGCGATTTAAGAGGTCAGCGCGGAGACCTACAGCAACAGATTAATGAAAGCGACTTTAGTCAAGCTGTCAGCAACATGAAAGATTATGATAATCAATTACAGACAGCGCAAAATTCGGTTGACAAATACTCATCGGCACTCGCAAAGTCTAAGGACATCATGTCCGATTATAGGACAGAGCAAAATGAACTAAAATCAGCAGAAAAAAGTATGCCGAGAGATGAATATATAAAGAAACAAAATGAATTAGCCGAAAGTTACGAAAAGACATTAAATGCAATGTATGAAGCTGAGGGGGTCTCTGATAAAGTAAAAGCTCATGCTTTGACAGACCCTTATGGCAACGCTAATATTGATGAGGGTATTGGATATTTAAAATCAGCATTGAGCGACGCGCAGACAGAGGTCAACAATTTATCTGCTGATTTTGACAAATCCAGTGCAGAGGTGGAACAATACAAGGAAGCTGTGAAGGGCGTTGCAGATGTAACAAGTGCTTTAGTGCCTGAACAGCTTGCGAACGGTGAATATTCTCAGGCTTTAAGCGGAATAAAAACAGCTTTGGGTGATGTGAAATCCTATACTCAAGAAATGGGATTTGACAAATTTGCCAGTGACATAACAGAGCAATTAACTGTTGCACAGCAGGGATTTAAAAATATAGCCCAGGTAGCAAAAAGCGGTGATAATGGTATAAGCAACTTTTTCAGCGACTTTGCCAGCAATGCCGCAAAAGCCGGGGCAGGTGCAGATGATATATCTAAATCATTAGCTAGTGCCGGAACCGCTTTAATTGAGAATGGCGCAGACATTAATAATACTGTTGATAAATATATAAATACAAGCCAAAAATTCAACGCAAGCGCAGAAGATACAGCGGTAGGAGCCGCACTTATAAAGAATGGTTTTAGAGATATAGCGAGTGCGGCGGCAACTAACGGCGGTTTAGAGGTAGTAACAGAACAAGCTAATGAACTTGCTAGGTCTATGGGCGTACTTTCTGATAATCAACGTATACATATTACCGCAGAAGGTGATATATCAACAATTACAGAAATTGACGGTAAGTTACAAGAGATAAACGAAAAGAATGTTGATATAAAACTTAATACCAAAACAGAAAATTATGAGGTTTTGGACAAAGCCGGAAATAAAATTTCTGAAATTGACGGCAAGACCGCAACTGTCTCGGTTAATGCCAACGGAAACTACGACGTATTGAATCAAGCTGGTAATAAAATAGCTGAGATAGACGGAAAAACAGGACAGGTTAGATTAGAGGTATCAGACGGAGCGACACCGACTGTTGAGCAAATAAACAGTGCAGTTGGGGAATTGGACGGACGCGCGGCAAGGGTTGAAGTAGTTGCTGGCGGAAACTACGAAATTTTTGACGAAGTTGGCAACAAAATTGCTGATATAGATGGGAAGACCGGAACTGCAACTGTTAATGTGAAAAAAGGCGATATGTCAGGTGTGGAATTGCTTGACAAGCCGTTTAAGAATGAATCTATATCCAGCACTATAAATTTTACACTCGGGACATATCCTACATCTATTCCAGATGTACCCGGAACAGCGAATTATAACTTAGGTACATATCCGACATCGGTGCCTGATGCACCTGGTGTTGCTAATTATAAAGGCAATTTTCCGTCAAGTGCCCCGACACTTCACGGAACAGTTGTTTATAAGGCTGAAATTCAGGGCGCACCCAGAGCCAAAGGCGATAAAAATTTCCCAGGCGGTATGGCGATGATAAATGATGAAAAGGGAACGTCAGACCCTAGGGAGCTTGTTGAATACGGCGGCAGAGGGTATATATTTGAGGGCAGGGACGTTGTACTGCCTTTGCCTGAGCACGCCAAAATTTATACGGCAAAGCAAACAAAACAAATAATGTCAGGCGCAGGAATCCCTCGTTATGCAAGCGGTAAAAATAACGAGGATTGGGAGAACGCTAAGTCTGACAGGGAACATATACGCAAAACCTCATACAACATTATACCAGCCTGGGAAGAGCTTGAATGGCTCGACCAAATGAAACAGAAATTTGCTTCTGACGCTGAGGTTATAAAAGAAATAGAGGAAGAAATAGTCAATTATACAAAAGAGCTGTGGAGCCAAAACTTAGAATCAATGGAGTTTGCGCTTGATATGGGCTGGACATCTCAAGAAGAATACTATAATAACCTTGCCGTATATCGTGATGAAAATTTCGCGCCCGACACGCAGGAATGGAAAGACGCAACGCTCAAGTTACATAAGTACAGTCAACAGCTTATTGACGATGCTAATAATGCTTCTAAGGCGTATATTGATTTACACGCCAGGCTAAACGATTGGGGTGAAATGGGCACAAGCATGGGCGCTGTTTGGCAGACGGTTAATCAGCGTAATGTTCAGGCGGCAAAGGACGGATTAATCACCTGGGAAGATTATTTTGATACCAGGCTTGATTACACAGAGCAGTTTTTAGACGGTTATTTGGATTATTCTGATGACTGGGTGGAGAATGAACAAGAGTATAACAATATGTCAGCTGATGACACTATAGCGGCGGTTAATAGGCAGAGAAAAGAAGTAGAGGAATATTTTGCAGGGCTCGGAGAATTGACCGATGAAGAATACGCTTATAAGGTTAAAATAGAAGCAGAGCTGGACAGAAAAAGTTATGACGCGGTCAGAGACAAATTGAGCGAATGGGAAGACGACGCAGACTGGTATGAGAAGCAAGCCGGAGTATACGGCTGGGATTTTATGCACGATGACAGTGCAACAGATTTTTACCAGCGTAAAATTGATGAATACACAAAATGGTCGCAAGATGAGAGCCTAGACCCGACTAAACAGCAATATGCTCGCCGTCAAGCTGACGAAATGAAGATGAAGCTGTACGAAGCCACAGAGGATAGATATGACGAAATGCTGGATATGGCTAAGGACCGTATGGACGAGGTCAAGGACTTGCTCGACGACAAGCTGTCAGCTCTGGAAGAATCCTGGGAAGTGGAAGATCGTGCAGAAGATAAGGCCGAAACCCTGTCAGACATTGAGAAATACAAGAATGCTGTAACGATAGAGGGCAAGCAAAAATATCAGGAAGCATTAGACAAACTCAAAGAGATAGAGCGAGACGAACAGCGTTATCAGATAGAGCAGGAAAATAATGCCATAATAAAGCAAATGGAAGCTGAATATAAGGCGCTTGAAGACGAAAAGGCAAATATATTACAGCAGACAAAAGAAGCAAATTTAAAAGTTGCCTCGGTGGTTGAACCGCTGGAACAGAGTATAAATGCTAATATGGATAATATGGCGAGCAGAATAGAAGCTGCCATTAAGGAAATAAAGCCGAGTATTACAGTAACACAGAATATTACCAGTAATATAAATGACGGCACTGACGGGATACTCTATCACAACAAAGTGCTGTCTAAAACGGTAACCGCTGTAGGGGGTCAAAAATGAGACATGGAATAACATTTAGGGGTAAACACAGTAATGATGTTGGCGTAATCGTAAAGACCGTTGGGAGACCGATAATTGCGCCTGTAAGACAGATTGATGAGGAGGTGCCATACAGGGACGGAAATGTTGATTGCTCCGAGACAGGAGGGCGGTTATATTATGATGATAAAGTTTTGGAGCTTGACTTTTATTTAATTTCCCACGATACTGTTGAACTCCAAAAAAACGTAACAAAAGTCGCAAACTGGTTAGCCGGAGGATACGGGATACTTATATTTGACGACATGCTGAGCACAGTATGGATTGCAAAACCTGTTGACTTAGACGACTTAACAATTGAGCTATATAAAAACGGACACACCAAAATACAATTCAGGTGCAGACCGTTTAACGACTGGATACATGACAGTAAAGGAGTGCCGCTGGACAGTAACCATTCATTGGACAGCGATATACCTTTGGGATTGGGAGACGAAAACGAGATAATATACGGCGCAGGAGCAACAGGGCTTGAATTAGATTATTGCGGTTCTGCTCCTGTCAGACCCGTTGTTATTATAACGCCAACAACTGAGACTAACGGATTCAACCTGACGATTAACAACAGCACTATAAGCAGTACAGCAGCTTTTAAAAATCCTGTAACAATAGACTGTGCAAATGCTGTTCTGCCGAGTGGTTTTTCAGGTGATTTTTTTGAGCTGAAACCCGAAATAAATAAAATAAATATTAACTGTCTGAGCGGAAACGGTCAGATTATATTAGAATATGTACCTAAATTATTATATGGAGATGGATTTTAATGAAATTTATTGCAGTGTACGATAAAGACGCAACAGAATATGAATCAGACAGGCTGGGATTTTTAGAAAATGCAAAAGATGTATGTATTGAACAGTCAATTAACGGAGATTATGAATTGACATTTATCCTGCCTAAAGGTGATAAAAAATGGGGATTGATTGACTTTGAGCGCAAGGTCGGGTATGACGGACGTATATTCAGGATTAAAGATATAGACGACTGCACAATATCAGCCTCAACGCTACTGCAGGACGCGTGCAGAACGCATGTGCAATACATAGGAGACATGATAAACACCCCGGCAAATGAGATTATGGAGGGTATTTTTTCAAAAACGCCGTATGTAACAGTTTTGAAAAAAGAAGAGATTGAAGCACTGGGGCTTGAACCTGTCACGGACAAAATAGACTTTTTTGAAATGTCAAAGACTACCCCTATAGCGTGTCTTAACAGGCTTATGGAAACGTTAAAAAAGTATAGAGTACACAGCGAAGTATATATTGATAATGACAAAATTGGCCTTGTAAGACAGCTGGGAACAAAGAAAGATTTTGTTATCGACCCTAGATATAACGGGTGTGAAATAAAGCCTAAAATATCAACTTATACATTAGTAACAAAGCTGTATCCATACGGTAAGGATGATTTACCGCTTGAGGGCGACAAGCAGTATATTTTAAGTCCTAACTATGATACATTGGGAGAATACGAAGGGTTCTGTAATTTTGATGAAGTAACCGACCAGGAAGATTTGTTGCTGGCGGCACAGACACAATTCAGGGCAGACAACCCGGAAAGAATAGACGTGCCTAAATATGCGGTAAATGTAAAAGTATTGGATTTGCCGGGAGAAATAAACCTAGGAGACATAGTGACGGTAAATGATATAAACAACGGAATCAAATCAAATCAAAGAGTTATAACGGTTAAAAAATACCCGTATGAGCCGCACAAAAATTCTATTGTTGTAGGAGTGCCGCCAATAAATATGATAGAAGCATTCAGCGGAATGTTCACAGCTCACCAATATTTAAGACTGGCGCAGAACGAAAGAAATGAATATAAGACAAACACACTTGAATTTATGAAGAAAAATGAAGATGTAACTGTTGAAAATAACGGAGAATATCAAAAAATAGCGCAGTATGAAACGGGAGCAATGTTCGTGTCGGACGACGGTAAATATGCAGTTGCTTTGATTGATGGGAAAATCAAGATTGGAGCAGCTGACAAAAGTCGTGACGACGGCTGGAACTGGATAGGAGTATTTGGACACGGTGACGGAAGCGATTGGGCAACGACATATCTATATACCAACTTAATCACAATAATGTCGCAAAATGGCAAACTTAAAATAGAGGATAATCTAATCACGATGTACGACGGAAATGGAACATTGCGCTATCAATCGGGCTACGACGGTCATAAATATGTATTTGAACTATATAATGAACAAGGAAAACGCACGGCGTATATGGACGACAACGGAAATTTAACAATTTGCGGTGTGTTTATGACGGGTGAAAATGGCGAAGCAAGAACCGTTATAGACGGCAATGGTATACAGAGTTATGATAATAATAATAAACTTCATGGGTTAGTGGTGAGTAAAGGTCTTCCGGATTTATCTTTATATTGCAATGGACAAGAAACTTTTGAAATCAGAAATGAAGGAGCGGGTCTAATAACGATAATGTGTGACGGTTCTGAGATTATGAGTTTAGACAACATTAGGTGTGGCTTAGTCGGTACATGGTATTATAAAGGAGCGGAAATTGTCACGAAAGATGATATAGAAAGATTGCAGTCGCAGATTAATACGCTGAAAGGTATATAATTAATGTGAATTTAGGAAACATGTCATAAAATTCCTTTACAAGTCATGAAAAATATGCTATTATGTAGAAAAATATAAAATAGAGGGGGAAGAAAAATGAAGAAGTTTATTGGAATGACGTTATCAATTTTGCTTTTATTATGTTTGTCAAGTTGTGGAGCGACCTATACAAGTAATGATTTGGCTATTTATAATACAGAAAAAAATAATTATATTAAAATAGGAATGTCAAAAAATGAGCTTGTAGATATACTTGGTACCCCTAAAGTTGAAGATGAATACGATTGTTTTGAGAATATAAAAATAAAATATATAGATGATACAGTTCAATATATACGATTATCAGATGAAGTCAAAGTGTATCTTTTTTTAAATGCATACCAAATAGGAACCTCAATTAATACTATTCAAAAAAAACATAATTTAATACAAGATAAATATGATAAAGAAAAATATCATTTATTTTTAGTGAAAAACAAAGATCGATATATAGATTTTTCTAAAGGTCGCAGTTGCGATGAAATGATGAAAATAATAGATGAATGTTTTGAAGTAGATGGCAATGACGTTTATCATTTATTATTATTTGCGGATTCGAATGACAATATTGTTAGTTCTGTTACAATATCTAAGTTTGGGATTGGCGAAACCGGAAGTGAATGGGGAGCAGATGGATACATAACTAAGTATTCAAGAATTTTAACAGATAATGAAAAAAATTATGTAACAGGATATGAGGAATATAGCGACGCAAATATAAAGAAAAAAGAAAGTGAACTTAAAAATGAACTTGACATCTTATCAGATGCTTTTGATAAAGTAGTTGAAAACGATATGGGTTTAGATTACGCAAGTAAAAACAGTCAATTAAAAGCAATATCAGATTTAAAAGAAAGCAAGTATGATGAACTTTCTAAAGTAAGATTTGAGAGTACACGGAGATATAAAATACTTAATAATTAAAATATTCAAAAAACTTCTTGACAAAAGTATCCACATATGTTAATATATTTGTGGATACAGAAAAGAGGTGATTTATTTGTCTAAAAAAGGTAGACCGACGGATGACCCAAAAACTCTTAACACTAGGGTTCGATTTTCGGAGGAAGATATAAGACGTCTGGAATTCTGTTGTGAGAAAACAGGAATGAAAAAGTCCGAAATTATACGTTTGGGTATTAAAGAGGTTTACAATAAATTAAAAAAATAGAGTAGCCGTCCTCTGGAAAAGGTTAAACGACTACTCGGTCGACAGATAAATCTATCAAATATATTGTATCATAGATAGAAACTTCTGTCAAACAAATTCAATAATTTTGAGAGGAGCTTTTATTTATGCAAGAATTACAAGAAAAAGTACAAACTTTAGATAGTAGAGAAGTTGCAAAGATGGTTGAAAAGCGACATACAGATTTAATTAGGACTATTGAAAACTATCGAAATTACTTAGATGATAGTCAAAACGCAAAATTGCGTTCTGATGATTTTTTCACAGAAAGCAGCTACAGATCAGGCACAGGCAAGAAATATAAATGTTATTTTATAACAAAAAAGGGTTGTGAGCTGATAGCTCATAAAATGACTGGAAAGAAACATATACAATTCACAGCTGCATATATTAATAAATTTCACGAAATGGAAAATAAACTTAATAGTAATAGTAGCTTACCGCAACCTAAGGCAGAAGAAATAACACCCAAATATCACAATGGCGAACCGGTTATAACGATACAGGATATTGTAAAATTATCAGACCTAAACGTAAATACTATACGTTATTATGTTAGACGTCTTGAGCGTAATAAAGATTATTACTTATTAGAGTGGGAAGACTTGGCAAAGTTTAAGCGAAACAACCCTTCCATCGACAAAATGATTTCCAGCTTATGCGTTATCAATAGGCAAGGAGCTGAAAAACTTGCTCAGATGATACAGGGTGTACCTATACAGGATTGCTTTAAGGCTTTACCCGAGCCAAAAAAGAATAAAATATTCAACCTTTCATCGATTAAGCCGTTAAAATACATAGTTGATGATGGGATACGTTTTTCAAGTATTATTAATGATTGTTTTAAAAGCTGGACACAAAGTCTTACATGGGATGACATCAAAGATGTACAAGGAATAATGCGTGAACGTTTTAGTGATTTGCAAAAATGTATGGAAGTGATTGACAATATTACTGTTAGTAATGATAAGCAATTATTGTTTTTTGATTGATAATCTTATAATTAATCAATGTCGCACCCACATGTGGGTGATGAAGATAAAACTAGGGGGTGTCAAAACGCCGCCCCATCTGTAACAGATGATTTGGGGCGCACCCCATGTGGGGTGCGCGGATTGATAAGACTTTCGCTCATTTTTGAGCAATAGGGTTGACGGTCGCATTTCGTGTGTGTGGATTGAAAAATATGAACGTCCGAAAGGGCGTTCTTTTTATATATATAAAATTAAGAAAGGATGATAATTATGTTACAAAAAAATGAGCATGTTCCGTTCGTTTGTGATGATGTGATACCGGATGGGTTATATCCATATTGCAGAGAAGTTTTTGACGCAATCTTGGAAGCAAAAATACCATATGGAAGAACACGTACGGTATTAAAACTTGTTTCACAGGCGTTGCAAAATGTAACACCAGGCGAGGTTGAGACAAAGCGAGAGAAAACAGATTATCCCATCTGCTCAGACTAGAACCAAATAATAAAATAGAAAGGAGGTAAAAATTGACATAAATATGTATATTTGATATAATAAAAAAAGCCAATGGACGATTGGCGGTTATTCTGACTTCCCATAGAGGGGAGTTGATATTATGGAGGAAGTAATTATAGTCATGTACATAATACTTCTAACTCTAATAGTTCTTAAAAAGAAATAACCGCCCATGGCGGACGGTATTCCCTCAACTCTAAATTGCAGCGGAATAACCGTACCCCTACAGTTGTTCCATTGGCTATATTATATCACACAAATAATATTTGTCAAGACACCCAATAGGGTGTTTTTTTGTTGCGAAAAAGAAAGGGTGATAAAATGGCAAAGCATAGTATAAACGAAAACTATAACGGACAAACGAAATTGCGCCACTGGTGGATAGTTATAAGAGATAATCTGTCAAATCTGCTGGGTTGGTACAACAGCCATATAGACGGCACGGCAGATAGACACAGGGCGGAGGATATAGACTACGACGACAGCGGCACTGTTAAGGAAAAAATAAATAAAATAGATATGTCTCTGTTTAAGCAGACAAATAAATTGCCCGATGAAATATTAACACCGGGCTTTTATTATGGGGGAGGTGTTGTTAATGGTACGTTAGGAGGTAGCGGCACATATTGGTTTGCAATAGAGATATATCCGGTTTTTACAAATCTATTGCAGATACTTCATCAAAATGTTAATGGGGAGTGGACAACATATTACAGAAATGTTTCAGGCTTAGAAAGTGATACTCCGCAGTTTACGGAATGGGTGCGGCTGGCGAAAATATCTGATGTAACTGCATTAAGAACTGAGGTTATTAACCAAATAGGTAATACTCAAAATTTGACTACTGTCGAAAAAGAAAACTTAGTTAATGCTATAAATGAAGTCAATCAGAATATATCAAACGAAGTTAATGCCCGTGTTAATGCTGACGAAACTATAAGAAAAGAAATACCGATTAAGACGACTGAGACAATAACCTCAGAGACCACAGATAACAGCAGCTATGTAACGCCGCTTGTAGTTAAAAATGCTATAAGTAATCTTGTGGAAAGTTCTGACGAAATAAAAAATATTGCTGACGGCTTAGCCCAAAAGGCAGATAAGGTTACAAACGGGGGATTTATAGCCGGAGGAGCAAAAGTCGGAGAAGTTGAAAATATATCTATAGGCGACGGTATAGCTTCAACCGGAGCATATGGCGTTGTAATTGGTTCAGGAGCAGAAGGTGCAAGTAATTGTGTTGCGATTGGAAGCACTACAACGGCCGGGGCTGATAAATCTGTAGCAATAGGATACGGCGCGGAATGTTTGGCAGACAATGCTGTGCAGATTGGTGACGGAAGTAATTCCGATAAAGGTACAATGAAGTTTCGGGGGTATAAAATAGTCAGCTGTGATTTTACAGATAACGAATACTATATTAATGATGTAGGCAGACTTAGTCGACTATATACTACTAATCAATCAAGCATTGTAGACGCAATAAACGAATTGAGTTTAAGCAAAGGGAATAACGCCAGTAAGGCAGTGCTGGGGGAAGTATTATCAAAATCCGAGGATTTTAATATTAGTTCATCCGGTGGTAATTGGATAGTAGGATATAGTATACCGAATATAACAATTACAGATGACACATACGGAACTTTTACCCTGCCGTCTCAAATCTTAGAAATTTCAGGAGTAAAGGACAAAATCGGAGAAGAGAAAAAATATTGTTATGCTTCTTACACGCTCGACACGGACAATTTATCCGGTGAATTGAGTACGTCAGATGTGACTGTATATTATCAGCTAAAAGAAGCAAAAGGAAACCCAAACAGCTATTTAGATATAGAAGACGAAACGAAACTGACAACTATTAATATCTATCTTGGGACTGTTACATTGAACGCAGAGAATGATTTGCTACCTGACGGAACTGTTAGTGTTATTTATTCGGGAAGTGAATCTGCAAATGAAAACTTGGAAATTAATCTGCTAAAGATTTTCAATACATCCGGTATTATAACTGGTGAATTTGTTGAGGTTACTGCAGATGAGGTAAGCGCATTATTTTAAATAAGTAAAAAAATAAATTAAATATATTAAATAAAAATATGGAGGTAATATCATGGCAACAAAAATTTTAGGAATGGAAGCATTAACAAAGTTAGTAGAAAAGATTAAGGCGGTAACGGCAGCGATACCAACCAAACTCAGTCAGCTTACAAACGACAGTGGCTATCAGACGAGTTCACAGGTATCTACTACAGTTACGAATGCGACAAAGGATTTAGCGGCAAAAACTGATGTAGGAACATTGACAACCTTGACGACAACGGCAAAAAATAACCTTGTGGCAGCGATTAACGAAATAGACGAACATCAGGATTCAACTGCTTCGATAGTAGGAGGGCAAGCAGAAATTATTGATGGATTAGATGCACGTATTGGTGCATTGACAGACCTTAACACAACAGCAAAAGGGACTATAGTTGCGGCGATTAATGAAGTTAAAACGAGCGCAGACGGGAAAATGACATCGGCTCAGGTTGATTCAAAAATTACAGCTGCAAAGGCAGGACTAGCAACAGAAACATATGTAAACAACAAAGTGTCAAGCGTATACAAGTATAAGGGAAGTAAGGATACATATGCTTCGCTTCCGACAACAGGAAATACCGTTGGAGATGTATGGAACGTTGTTGATAAGAACGGTCAAAATTTTGCATGGACAGGCTCAGCGTGGGACGCTCTTGGCGAGACTATAGACTTAAGCGGATATATGAAGAACGACGCACTGCAGGAAATCACAGCTGCAGAAGTAGAGGCTTTATTTAACTAAACCTGGAGGGATATAGATGGCGACAAAGATTTTAGGAATGACAGCACTGACAAAGCTAGTAGATAAGACAAAAAAGTATGTCAACGATAAAAAGCTGATAAATGTGATGGAGGGGACAAGTGCAGAAGGCGGCTACTCTGCTGTCATAGGAGGACAAGGGGTGGTCCCCGGAGTTTGTTCAGTATCATTAGGCGGTTATTCGAATGCTGTAAATGGTGAGAGAGCGGTTGCGATAGGCGGATGGTCTCTGCTCTGCAACGGCTACAACACTGTGTGCGGTAAAAATAATTTAGAACCAACAGCCGGATATTATTCTCATAATAACGGCGACGGATTTATAGTTGGAAACGGGACTTTAAGTTCCCGTTCCAACGCTTTTCGTGCGGCGTACAGCGGTGATGTGTATGCGATGAAGTCAATAAACGGAACAGGAGCCGACTATGCGGAGCTTAGAGAATGGTCAGACGGAAATCCTGATAATGAGGACAGATGCGGACTGTTTGTATGCTTTGACGGTGAGAAGATACGGCTTGCAAATTCAGAAGACCCAAAAGACTTACTCGGAGTTATATCAGGAAATCCATGTATAGTTGGAAACAACTATGATGACCAGTGGAGCGGAAAATATAAGAAGGATGTATTTGGCCGGTTGCTGACTGAGCATGTAACGTGGGAAGAGGAAAGGGATGATAATGGCAATATTATAACACCTGCAGGCGAAGGAGATGTATATATTTTATCGGAAGACTATGACCCTTCACAAAGTTACATACCGAGAAAAGACCGCCCGGAATGGGGATATATGGGAACGCA